CTGATAGCTTTGGCGACATTGTACGAGGACTACATGTATATGGTTCTAAAGTACTTCGTGGCGAAGCATTAGTTTCTGCTTTCTACGGTATCGACTAAATAGATTTGGGGGTGTAAAAACCCCCTCTTCTTTTCAAAGGAAAAAAAATGCCACAATTAGGTAATGATAAGAATCCGATTATTATGAACGGATCAAAAAAGAAAAAGAGTACTAGAGTTTTAGGAATGTTAGGAAGTGCTTACTCTGGTACAGCAAAACAAAATTATTTAGATAACTACGATAAAATATTTGGTAAAAAAGATAAAAAGGATAATTAATGGCTACTTCTTATTTAACACTAACTAATGAAGTTCTAAGAGAGTTAAACGAAGTTCAACTAACTTCATCTAACTTTACAAGTGCTGTAGGAATACAAGCGTTTGTTAAAGAAGCTGTCAATAGAGCGTTAAATGATATAGCTAACGAAGAACCTCAGTTACCTTTTTTTGCTGCTGCTGCTAGTGGAGAAACAGATCCGTTTTATGGAAATGTAACAGTAGCAAGTGTAGCAGGAACTAGATGGTATCTTCTTAAATCAGGAAGCTCTGATATAACTACTGACTATGCTTCTATAGATTGGGATGATTTTTATATTACAACAATAAATGTATCTGGAGAATCTGCTCCTTATGTATCAAAAGGTTTAAAGTTTATATCTTTAACAGATTGGAGAAGATATTTAAGAGATTCAGAAAACTCTGATGATGCAGATGCTCAGACTTATGGAGAGCCTCGTTATGTTATAAGAAGTCCTGATCACAGAAAGTTTGGACTTAGTCCTATACCTGATAAAGTATATAACATACATTTTTATGCTTACAGTAGACCTACAGCTTTATCAGCTTATTCAGATAATATAGTTTTACCAGATCAATATGCAAACATAGTAACTGCAAGAACTCGTTATTATGTGCATCAGTTTAAAGAAAACACACAACAAGCAGCTTTTGCTATGGATGATTATAAAAAAGGTATGAGATACATGAAGTCTAATTTAATTAATCCTCAACCTAAAAGTATGACGGATGATAGGGTTTATTTCTAATGGCAGCTTCACAACCCTTTTCAGTAGCATTACAAGGAGGGCTAGATAAGTCAAGCAACGCATTAGAACTTTTAAAGACTCCGGGAAAAGCTACAATATTAACAAATTTTGAAGTATCGACTAAAGGTGGATACAGACGTATAAATGGTTACAGTCAGTTTGGTGATGGTACAAGACCAAACAGCAGTAACGCTATACTAGGACTGAAAGTATATGCAGATGGAGTAGTAGCTTGTTCAGGTACTAACATATATTTTAGTCAAAATGGAAACAGTTGGTTACAGATTAATAGAGCAAGTGTATCAGGAAGCGGAGATAACCACACTACTTTTACAGGTCGTAGTGCTTCTACAAGGACTTCACAGAGCAAAGCACACTTTGCAATCTTTGAAGGCGATACAGAATATGGTGAGTTAATTATTACTGACGAAGGATCTGGAGCAAAACCTTTCTATTTTAAAATGACAGGTACAGATTCTGATATAACAAACAGAACTTTTTTTGCAAAAGAGATTACAGTAAGCGGAACACACTATCCAAAGTTTTGTGTAATACACGATAAACACTTAGTAGTTGCAGGTGCAGCTACAGCAAAGAACACAATTTTTTATAGTGGTACAAGTGATATAGATGATTTTACAAGTTCAGGATCAGGAAGTATTGTATTAGATGATCAAGTAGTAGGACTTAAATCTTTCCGTGATGAGCTATTTATATTTTGTAGGAACTCAATCTACAAATTACAGAATATAAATAATTCAAGTACGATAGCAATAGTACCTGTTACAAAGAACGTAGGTTGTGTAGACGGTAAGACTATACAGGAATTTGCAGGTGATTTGATTTTCTTAGCACCTGATGGTTTTAGAACAGTTGCAGGTACAGCAAGAATTGGTGACGTAGAGTTAGGAACTATTAGTAAAAGTATTCAACCTATACTTAATAGTATTTTTGATAGTGCAATAGTTCAAGAATACAGTAGTGTAGTAATACGAGATAAATCTCAATACAGAATGTACTACAGTTCTTCTACAGCGTCTACTGCTAGTTCTAAAGGTATTATAGGAACTTTAACTTCTAGAGGTTTTGAATGGTCTGAAGTAGAAGGTATTCAAGCTCCTGCAGTAACCTCTGGTTTTAACGCATCAGATATAGAAAAAGCATATCACGGAGACAGAGATGGGTATGTTTATAATCACGATACAGGAAACAGTTTTAATCCTGCAGGAACTGAAACAAATATACACGCAAAGTATCAGTCACCTGATTTTGATTATGGAGACTTTGGAACTTTAAAAACTTTAGATCATGTTAAAGTATCTTTGTTTCCAGAAGGAACAATTGAACCGCAACTTAAAGTTAGGTTTGATTACGATAGTTCGGACAGACCGCAACCTGATAACTTAACTATCAATGCACAAGCACCTTCGATATTTGGAGACTCAGGAACTGTTTTTGGTACAAGTATATTTGGTGCGCCAGAACAACCTTTAGTAAGAAATACATTAGTGGGAAGTGGTCACAGTAACTTTTTTAACATTTTTAGTAACGATACAAAAGCTCCATATACTATAAATGGATTATACATAAATTACAGACCATCAGGCAGACAATAATAAAAAGAGAGAAATAAACTATGGCTCAAGCATATACCAGACAAAGTTCGATAGCAGATGGCGATACTATAACTGCTGCGCTTTTTAATAACGAATACAATCAACTATTAAACGCTTTTAGCTACTCTTCAAGTAGCGCATCATCTACAGGACATAGACACGATGGTACTGCTGGACAAGGTGGTAATATTCCACAAATAGGTGATTTAGATTTCTTAAATAAAATTGTAGTTGATAGCACCAACAACAGATGGGGTGTTTTTGTTGAAGTATCTTCTGCAGCAGTAGAACAAATTAGAATACAAGACGGAGCTATTGTTCCTGTTACAGATAACGATATAGATTTAGGTACAAGCTCTGTAGAATTTAAAGATGCTTACTTTGATGGTACAGTTACTACAGATGCTTTAGTAGCGGATACAGCAGACATAAATGGTGGTACAGTTGATGGAGCTACTGTAGGAGCTAACTCTGCTAGTTCAGGTGCGTTTACAACTATAACAGCAAGTAGTTCTATTACAGGTTCTAGTACAGTACAAGGTACTACTATAACAGCTACTACAGCTTTTGTTCCAGATGCTTCTGACGGAGCTGCACTAGGAACTAGCTCTTTAGAGTTTAGTGATCTTTATCTTGCAGATGGAGCAGTCGTTTACTTTGGTGACGATCAAGATGTATCTTTAACACATGTAGCTGATACAGGATTGCTTCTTTCAAGTACTGATCAACTTCAGTTTGGTGATTCTGGAACTTACATTCATCAATCTGCAGACGGTGTATTAGATTTAGTTTCAGATACAGAAATAGAAATAAATGCAACAACAATAGATATTAATGGTGCTGCTGATGTTTCAGGAAACTTAGATGTAGGCGGTAACTTAACAGTTACAGGAAACGCTACAATCGCAGGTAATTTAACATTTGGTGATGCAGCTTCTGATACAGTAGCCTTTAGTGCTGACGTAGCTTCTAATCTTTTACCAAGTGCTGACAATACTTATGACTTAGGTGCGTCAGATTCAGAGTGGAAAGATCTTTATGTAGACGGTACAGCTTATGTAGATGCTATTAATTTTAATGGCACAGCTATAAGTGCGACTGCTGCAGAGCTTAATATTCTTGATGGAGTCACATCAACTGCTGCCGAGTTAAACATTCTCGATGGAGTTACTGCAACGACTGCAGAGCTTAATATAATGGATGGAGTTACTGCCACTACAGCAGAACTCAATATTATGGACGGTGTAACTGCAACTACAGCAGAATTAAACATAATGGATGGTGTTACTGCTACTGCTGCTGAAATAAACGCACTTGATGGAATTACTTCTACTGTCGCAGAACTTAATATCCTTGACGGAGTTACAGCTACCGCAGCAGAGATTAATGCACTAGACGGAATTACATCTACTGTTGCAGAATTAAACATATTGGATGGAGTAACATCTACAGCAGCAGAGTTAAACATTCTAGACGGTAAAGCATTTCTTGATGAAGATGATATGTCTTCTGATAGTGCTACAGGTATTGCCTCTCAACAGTCTATTAAAGCTTATGTAGACTCTCAGGTAACTGCACAAGATTTAGATGCTACAACAGATAGTGGTACAATAGCTATTGACTTAGATAGTGAAACATTAACTATAGCAGGAGGAGAAGGTATTGATACTTCTGCATCTAGCAATACAATTACTATTGCTGGTGAAGACGCAAGTACATCTAACAAAGGTGTAGCTTCATTTAGTTCAGATGACTTCACAGTCTCTAGTGGAGCAGTAAGTTTAGCTACAACATCAACTGCAGCAGAACTCAACATTCTTGACGGAGCTACAGTAACTACTGCAGAGTTAAATATTTTAGACGGAGTTACTTCAACAGCAGCCGAATTAAATATACTTGATGGTGTGACAAGCACTACTGCTGAACTTAATATACTAGACGGAGTTACAAGTACTACTGCGGAATTAAATATACTTGACGGTGTTACATCGACTACTGCAGAATTGAATATACTTGATGGTGTAACTTCAACAACAGCAGAACTGAATCTATTAGATGGTTCATCTGCAAATACTGTAGTCAACTCAAAAGCTGTTGTGTATGGATCTAGTGGTGAATTAGCAGGTACTCTAAGTACTGCAGCACAAACAAACATAACAAGTGTTGGTACACTTTCTAGTGCTACAATTTCTGGAGATCTTACAGTAGATACATCAACTCTTAAAGTTGACAGCACAAACAATCGTGTCGGTGTAGGAAATGCTTCACCTGATGTATCTTTGGATATTGGTTCTGTAACAGACGCTATACACGTGCCAAGTGGTACAACAGCACAAAGACCGGGAAGCCCTGCTGCTGGTTACTTCAGATACAATACAACCACTGGAGACTTTGAAGGCTACACAGATTCTTGGGGAGCTATTGCAGGTGCAGGAGGAACAGCACCAGTAGTCAATACAATGACAGGTGATGGTTCTGATACGACACTTACATTGACTTCAGCACCAGTCAACGAAAACGCAACCGTTGTTACAATAGACGGTGTTGTACAGCACAAAGACACTTATAGTGTATCTGGAACTACCTTAACATTTTCTGAAGCACCTCCTGACGATACAGCAGTAGAGTGTATTACTTGGGTTAATACAACAGTTAACTCTGCATTGTTATTAGAAGATGCTGATAGCGATACTAAAGTACAAGTTGAGGAGAGTGCTGACGAAGACAAGATACGTTTCGATACTGGTGGTACTGAACGTATGATAATTGATTCTACAGGTTTAGGAGTAGGCAATAGCAGTCCAACCCAAAAACTTACTTTAGGAACTACATCAGATGCTAATACTCGTATAGCAATACAGAACGCTACTGATGGTGCAGGAACTATTCAATTTGCAGACGGTACAGATACTGCTGCCTATGCTGGATATATAAACTATACACATTCAGATAATGCTTTGGCTTTTGCTACATCAAGTGCCGAAAAGATGCGTATAGATTCGTCTGGAAACGTAGGTATAGGGGAAACTTCACCACAAGGCAAGCTCCACGTTAAATCTGGAGATAGTGGTGCAACAGCAGATAGTGGAGCAAATGAGTTAGTTGTAGAGGGTTCAGGAAATTCAGGCATAAGTATATTATCAGGTGCAAGTGCTAGTGGTGCAATTTACTATGGAGATAGCGGAAGTGCTTATGATGGTTGGCTTCAATATGATCAATCAAGCAGACGATTTAATATTGGTGTTGCTAATGGTACTCGTTGGTCAGTATTTTCTGACGGAGACCTTAGACAAGCTGGTTCAACAAATCTTGCAACTGTTTTCTTTATGGATTCAGGCACAACTCAAGGTGCGTATAACTTTACTTGGACTACAGATGGTTCTTCTGCTGAACAACAAGTAGCTCATCTGTATGTGCAACAAGGCTCAGGTGACGGTGCGGCACAAAAAGCTGAATTTGTTTTCCAAGTAGCAGACAATGGTGCGCCAGCTACAGCTTTAACTATTGCTAATAACGGTGTTGTATCAGGAAATCTGAACGATACTTCTGATGTAGCTTTAAAAGAAAACATTACAGACTTAGGAAGTGCTACAGCTAAATTAAAACAATTACAACCAAGAACTTTTGATTGGAAACAAGCCTCAAAAGGAACTGGTATTGCTGGTTTTATAGCTCAAGAAGTTGCTTCAGTTATACCAGAAGCAGTTGTGGGTAAAGACTATGAAGCACCTACTTATTATGCTGATGGAGATACTATACCTGATGGTAAAAAAATTGGAGATCAAAAATCAACAGGCGAAGGTGGTAAAGCAATTAATGCATCAGCGA